TGTATTCACCGACGACTTGACCTTCGTAGTAATCACCTTTCTTGCCAAGGTATTCGTGGAAGAATCCTCGATCTGCAAGAGGTCTGATTTCAGTACGGTTTGCGTCGAAGATGAACAACTCATCTGCATTTAGGTTGTTGTTCAAAAGAATTTCCGCTTGGCCGAAGTCAGAAACGAAGTGATCAACGACCTGTCCGCGTCCATTGTCAGCTCGAGTCAGGCGGATTTGAGATTTATCGAAGTTTGAGATCGCACGTTTTTGTTTTGCGCCAACCATAATCTTAAACGCACCGCCCGTTGTGAACCCGCCTTTTTCGTAGATTTTCTGCATAGCGTCGTTAACTTTTTCGTCAGTTAGTGCGGAATTTTGTGCATCGATGACATTAGTTTTGATAAATTGGCGCATACCTTCCATCTGACGAACGATTCCGTCTGGTGATTCGTACTTGATACCGCTGATTGCGGCTTTTTCAAGCTGTAACGCCAGTTCAAGCTGCTTCTTCTGTTTCTCGTACTCGTACAGGTGGTCGATGCCGTAGTTACTTACGGCTGCCGCGGTACCAGTAATTGAAATTGTTTCGTCGAAGATTTGTGTGATGTTAGATACGCGTTTTCTTGGCTTGTACTTAGCGTCACGTGCGTCAGCACCTTCTCGACCTTCAACGAATTGTACTTGGATAACCGCACCGTCTTCGATAGCTTCCGCAGTTGTTCCGGCATATCCCCGTACAACAGTCAATTTAGTTCCATTAACCGCTACAACTTTAAGTAGTTCGTCGCCGATCTTAACAACTTGATCAGAACGGAAAGGTTCTGCGTCTGCTACTTCCACCTCAGTGTCCGCGTTAGTTTTTGCTCCGACGACTCTGGACTCATCTGCAATCATTTCGTCCTCGAACCATTGATGCTCGACTTGAGTAACCGGATTGCTAAATCCTAATAGATTCAACAAAGGCGTTTGGTGTTCATTTAAAAGTAGAATCTCATCTACAACGGATTCCTTCTTACCTACTAATTCACCTGATAAAATTTTTGACATTCGATTTCCCCCTCAATTTTCGCATTAAAAAAAAGCGCCCGTTAAGGCACTGTTTACTTCGATAATTCCCTTTTCAATTTTGCGTAGGCCACTTTGTCTTCAGGCCGGCCACTATGCTTCGCTCTTTCTGCGGCTTCTTTCAATAGTTGTTCCGCTGTCTTTTCGGAAGCCCCTGCGGCATCTCCGTTCGAGCTCTGTCCGATAGGCTTCGGCGCCTTCTTCTTGACCAAGAACGGTTTATTGTCAACGAGCGTTTTGACAACGTCCTCCACCCCGACAACCTTTCCGTCTTCGACCTTTACCGCGGATAGGTCAGCCAACGCAATGGCGTCGTCAATGTAGGCGATATCATTGCTCGTAGCAACCTTAATAAATTCATTGCGGATTTTCTCGCGTTCATTAGCTTTCCGGAGATCTTCAAGTTGCTGCGCGAGAGTTTTCTCGGCCTCTTCCTTCGCTTTCAAGTCATTTTGAAGGCGTTCGAGCTCCGTCATTTCACTACGCTTACGCTCCTCTTCGGCGGTTTTCTTTGCGTTATAGTCTTCAACAAGCGATTTAAGTGAATCAACTCCGTCAATGCCTAATTCCTCAAACGTAGACTTAAACGATTTTAAATCGTCGTTAACCTGCTTAAATCTGTCGTAAGGAATTGTTTTTACTTCGTCTTTTGGCGGTTCTGGTGTATCGGTGTTTTTCGGCTCCGCAGCCGGTGGTTCCGCCTGGTCTTTAGTTTCTTCCGCAAAATGCTGTAAATCTAACGACAATAAAGATTTTGATGGTTCCATAACCTTGTTTCCTCCTATTACGTTTTTAACGTCCAACGCGACGAATATATCGGATAGTTTAATGTCATAGCCGAATTTGGACAAAATAAAAGACGCCGTATTCGACGTCCACTGTTATTCCGCTATTATTTTTGCAGCGCGAAGAGCAGTAAGTAGCGCATTAAAATCCGCGACTAAGCCTGCGATATCCTCTGCGGTGCTATCCGCTTGTGCAGCCGCCTGTTTCGCAGTCAGTTTCGAATTTAGCGTTGTTTGTAGGTTGGTAATTTGCGAAATTGGATGTGTATGAGATGAAGGCGGGAAATTCTCCGGCTTGTTCTGAATTTCCGACCAATCAACGGATTTATCACCGCCGCCGACACTCGCATAAACGAATTTACCTTCAGCGTTTTTCGTGACAGGAACGATTGGTACTGCCTTTAATCCGTCGACGTCTTCGTCAACAACTTCGGCAGATCCAGCCGGGTCAGTTTCGACTGGATAACTCATCTCGTTATCTAGCGCAGTACCTTCCTCCGGGTCTGTGCCGTATGAGAAACTGCCCTCCGCAGTCTTCTGTACGAACACGACCGGAATTGCTTTTGTACCGTCAAGTGATTCGTCAACAACTTTGCTAATGCCGTGGGAATCATTCGATATCCCAACGCGCATTTTATTATTTACGTTCAAACTAAAGCCCCCTCTGGATTTCTGATCGGTGAATACACGTGTTTACAATTCGGATGAAAAATCTCGCCTGACGCCCTCAACTGATCATACGTCGGATAATTACCGGGCGCGTCTTCCGTCAATTTCATGATCCTTCCTTCGTAGAAACGACATGCGTCCTTCGCTCCGTGTGAAGAAATTTTGGCATAATACACGTTTCTACTAAGCGCCTCATTCGTCGTTGCTTCTCGATAGGTCTCCATCATTTTTGTACGCGTCGCCATGTCTGCATAAACTTCCGGGCGCCACCGCCTTCCAGCTGCGTCAATTATTCCGGTTTTCACCGACTGCTGAAGCGTGTTTCGGATATCAGACGCAATAGTACGACGTCCATTTGTACCTCGCGTCATGTGATAACGCATAGAATCGGAGACGGCCTTGCGGACGGCCGCTTTTGTTTTTCGATCCATATTTTGCGTGACCGCTAATAGGTCCGCCTGGGTATCGGCAACCGCAGCCGCAACCATTTCTTTATTGAGACGTGAAAAGGAAGCGATCTGAGCCGCTTTTTCTACTGTTTCCGCAACACCAAGAGAGATTAGCGTGTTTATTACGCCGTCTGTAGCCGCTTTCGGCATGTTCTTTTCGACCCACGCTTTCGACTTATCGTCTAATTCCGAAAGGATTTCCGAAATCGAAGCCAGTGTCGTGTTGGCGTTTGCTCGACGGAAATTGTCGATATCAACTCGATCCAATTCGATTAAAATGTCTTGGACGGCATCCTTGTAATACGTTGCAAGTTGATCGGTTTGATAGCTGTACTTCGGCTCAGGAATTCGCATCAACCGTCATCCTCTTCGACGATCTCTTCTTTTACTTCGGTCTCGTTAAATACCGATCCATCAACAAAGCCACTGACGCTTTTTTCATCTTCTTCAATTCTACGTATAGTCTCTTCAACTTTATCGTCATCCACCTCGTCAAGCTCTTTAATAGCAGATCGAACGTCAAGCGTAGGTTTTCCGCCAGTTCTAATACTCGCAATCTCTGCCGCTTCTTTTTCGTTACGCGGAATTCCATCGTTCCAAATTGCTTTAGGATAAACCGGATCTGAAACGTCTAAGTCTCCGAACTCTTTATCGAACAGCATACACGTCCAGAGCGCGTCGCGGATTGCTTTATCGTAATGGGCGCGAATACGTTTTACTTTCGAAAGGATAGGCATGAATCGCGCTTTAATTGCCACGCCATCAGTGTGTGAAGTACCTGTTCCGCCCGAATTATCGCCAGACATCGTGGTTCCGAAAAGCCATTGTGGAGTCTCAGACATTTGAAAGACGATGCTCAATAGTATGTCGAGCTGTGTAAATGCGGCATCAAGCTGCGCTTGCCATACCATATAACCAGGGGTCGGGTCGTCTTTAGTGACCGGAATATATTTTCCGCCAAATTGTAAGGCTCCGTTAGTTGCTTCTAAATCAGGGCCATATGCTGTCGGATCGCTGTGCTTCCAAAGAATGTAATCGATCTGAACAAGGCGGTCATTGATCGCAGCTAACACAGTTTCTAGCTTTTCGATGAGCCCAATTCCGAAGTACGAATCATCCACCGACTTATACGGAATGTGGAAAACTGGAATATGAGGCAGATTCGTTACTTCTATGTCTTCATCGCGACCCGTCGGAACTTGTTCTCCGATGGTAAACAATTGAATAGGTGTTCCTGTCGATGTATCAACGCCGTCATCGTGAAGACGGTGTCGCGAATACATAATATATCCTGGTATGTGACGCTCAACGTTCAAAAAGGGGATCTCCGTTTTCTCGGTTTCCACCCATTCTACTTGCGCAATATTGACCGCCTTCGTCTGCTTAACATTGCCGGCGGACGTCTCCGGAAAAACCCAGCTTGCATTAACGTGCTCAATAATCGGCTCCATCTCGACGCCTTCTGGTGCATCTCCCTCAATGAGTCCCATCTTTTTAAGCTCCGAATAATCCTGGCGGTAACCATAGCGCACTTTAAACCACGAGTCGCCACGATATCCGTTCGCCGTAGCGCTTTCGTGGATCAATTGATTAACGTCGTTCTCCTCAATGTACCTATTTAGCGCTTTTTGCTCCTTACTTTGATCGGCTTTCCCACTCTCAAAACGGACCGGCTCGCCGACAAGTAGGTCGGCCGGCTTCGTAACGAGAATATCCGAAAGGTTAACCGCTATATAGAGTTTTTCGAGCTGCGACGAGAATGGCGAATCTTTTAAAATAGCCGTTGCCCGCTCGTACACGTCTCGCTGCTTCCCATCAAACCATTTTTTAGCCCGCTTATATTTCGCGAGTCTTTCGATCGAATCTTGCGGCGGAAATTGAGCGCCCTTACGGATAATTCCGTAGGTTTTTACGTATGTGAATTCATCTGCATCATCGTGTTTACGGTTAAATAAATTCATAGCTACTCGTTCCCATCGTTAAGCAATTCGTCAATATCTTCGATTTCTTTCGCGATATCTTCGTTGCTGGCCGTCCCGCTTTCGTTTTCCGTCGCCGTAACCTGACGATCAGTAAGCAAGCCGAAACGTCTGAAGAACAAGTCGATCGCTTTAACAGACGGTTGTTTGCTTCGAATGAGTGAAATAAGTTGCGCATACACTTCGGATCGGTGACCGGACAGCATATCGTCCGCGAGTAGATTCATATATTCGATGAATGCTTTATTCTGCGTCCGCCATCGGTAGACTGTGACGCGATCGGCTCCGATATCTTTGGCGAGCTCCTCCTGCGTCTTTCTTGCTTCGGCCATCAGCTCGTTTTCTACGAGCAAAAGCGCGGCCTTTCGTTGTTGTAACGTTAGTTTTGCTTCTAATTCTTTTAATCGTGACATTGTTTCACCTTCCCCCTTTAAATCCAATTCGGTTTTGCTACAAGTCTCGTTTTAGGTCGGAAAACTCCTTCGATAGCTTGCTGTAGCGCATCGAGTGAATCCACGTAATCCCCAAATGGGTATTGCGCCATCTGATCTAAGAGCATTGTGTGGCGGTCGTTTAAAATAAGCGTTTTGTTGTGCAGCATCGGCTCCAACGATTGAATGCGCTCATCTTTCGATGACTTGTGCGACTTAACATCGTTGACGCGGCACGTATAAAGGCCTTCTTTTCTGACCGCTTCTTGCAATTGCCGGTAAAACTCGTGCTGAGCATTGATCGTTTCAACGTTAAATATCCGGTGACGGTACTGCTTGATCTTTTTAACGATGATGTCAATGTAAACATGCGCCGGCTCTTTTGACGCATATTCGTCAAGCACGAAGATGTAGCCGGTCGGCTCATGTTTCCCAAGCGTAATAACCGAGTTGTAGCAAGACCGCGCATTCTTTCCTTGTGCAATATCCCAGGCGCCGCTGATCGTGAGATCCCTGATCGGTATTTTCAATTCGTTATAAACGACATAAGCAACGCCGTTTTCATGGTAGTAATGATAGTAAGCGTAGTTTTCCGGGAAGAAAAATTGTTCATCTTCACTGAACGCAAGGTTTCGGAACTCCGAATTGTAGGCCCGAGTTCCCATGCCCACTTTTTCATGCATGAGTTCTCTATAAGTCCAGCGCCAAGGCCACGCAAGTTCGATGCCTTCCTCCAATGCCTCTTTATTCTGTTCGTAAAACTCATCGACTTCTTCCATCGATTCTGAGCGCGCATAGATTTCGCAGTATTTTTCCCATAGCTGCGGATTTGTCGGTTCGCTAATGACGGCACCATGAAAGCTCGATTTAAAGTCCTTCCGCTTTAGAACGTGGTTCAAGAGCCCTGTCGCCGATACCATCGTTCCGACCAGTATGATTGCAGTCGCTTTAGATCCGATCGGTACGACAACAGAGTTGAACCAGTGAACGAGCTTTTCTCGAGCTTCCTTCGTGCCTTCGTTGTTACTTGACGAAGGATCGTCAATGATAACGAGATCGGGACGGACAGCTCCGTGTCTCTTACCGCGTAGTTGCTTACCGGACGATGATGATTCGATCAGAATGTTCGTCGTAGTGATGAACGCTTCTTCGTTATCTTTTTCGTTACGACTTGCGGATTCGTGCATCATCGGTCCGAAGTCTTCACGCAGCTTCTGGTTGTATTTCATTTGTTTGTTGACCCATCCGATAAGCTTTTTTGATAGCGAGTCGGTTTCGGAAATGATCAGGATATATTTGCGCTTTCGAAAGGCCGCTTGGTGTAATGGAAGGGCGTTCGAAAACATTCCGGACTTTGAATGTCCCCGCGCCGCTGCAATCGCAAGTCTAGCGTTCCTTTTTTCGGTATTCACGTAGTTACAAAGATCAAAAAACTCTTCGTGAATCTTTGCGATATCTTCGATTCCATCATGCGGTGTTCCGTCGTCTGCGTTCTGAACGATATTGTCCTTGTTATCCGGGTTTAGGCCGTCGCTTAGGTACTCGTAAGTAAAGTACGCTACATCGAGTTCGGCCTTATGGACCCGCTTCAGCTTCGTTAATTCCGCTTTATCTTTCCGGAAAGTATCGATGTGGTATTCCGTAGCTTTCCCGGCCTTAATGAGCGCCACCAATTTACGGACACGCTCGGTCAATAAATCGATCCGTTCCTGTCTTTCTTCGCGGTCAAGCCATTTTCCGTCAACGTACGCCAAATTGGCGGCCTCCTTTCGTTTGAATTACGTATTGACTTTCGTTATCTTTTTCGTTAACATGAATGTAACAAAAACATTTATAAGTTACGTAGAGGTGAATCGACATGGCAAACGAAGTTTTTCCGATAAAGTCAAAACGCGATTATAACAAGTTCATAAAGGCGCTCAAGCCGGGACGCGATCAGTGGCTGGCGCAATTAGGCACGGCGTTCGGTCTGCGGATCAGCGACTTGCGACTTCTTAAAATCGGACAGCTTCGCGGCCAGAAGTCGATTACCCTATGGGAGAAGAAACGCAAGAAAAAGCGTGTGATCACGTTCAGCTCTTCCGTTCTCAAAATCGTTTCCCAACTCGAAGGTGATGACGACGATTACGTATTTGCTAGCCGCAAAGGTGGCGAGCCGATCAGCCGCGTCCAGGCTTACCGCATTCTAAGCGACGCAGCCAAACGAGCCGGCATTTACGATAAGATCGGCGGCATCGGAACGCATACGCTGCGCAAGACGTTTGGATACCGGCTTTACCAGTCCGGCGTGCCGCTTTCGCGAATCATGGTGATTCTCAACCATTCGAGCGAGCGCGATACCGCAAAGTACATCGGGATCACTGCGGAAGAGATTTCGGAAGCTTACGAAAGCATCGAGGTTTAGGACTTCGGTGCTTTTTTAAATACCTGTCACAACAGTTAAAAGAGATACCATTTTTCTAAAAGGTAAATTAACTCTAGTAATTAAATACCAATTGATGATAAAATTGTACTAGATTGGAGGTGACAAGATGAGCGTCGTTAAAACAATTCAAATCAAGTGTACATCGTGTAAAACTTGGTTCAACTCCCCAATATTTCTAGGCGATATGGATACTTTTGACGTATCGACACTTAAAGGGAATAGAGTCGATTGTCCAAGTTGTGGGAAAATGGTTGATTGCAACAAAAGTAATATGAGAGTTGTATCAGATGACGGTGGTTTTAGAGGATTGGATACATAATTTAAGAGGGGGCTCCCCCTCTTTTTCTCACCCAACGAATACCTTCCTCAACCTCGCTGATCCTAATTCCGTTTTTGTTTAAAAAATCCTGTATCCACGGTGATCTTGACTTTATATATTCCCCAACTAAATCGTCCACCTGCTCATCGTTAAGGCAGTCTCTTCTGTCCCTAACACGTTCGAGCTCCGCAAGCGCCTTAGTCGCCGCCTTTGCTTCGCGTTGAACCGCCTTGAGGCCGGTTATCGCGTCGGATACATCCAAGTCGATTTTAATTTTGCCGATTGATTCGCGCTTTGATTCCGCCATTCACATCGTCTCCTTTTCGATTCTTTATCGCCCGCGCACCGGAAGGCTCGGAAGCACATTCCGGAAAGGCCCGTAGGCAACGCAAGCACAAAAAGAACGACCCTTATTCGGATCGACCTCGTTCTGATTGCGTTAATCTCTCGACAGCTGAACGGTCATGAATGCCTTTGTCTCCTAGCTCACCAAGCGCGACTATAATCTCTTCGTCTGTAAGGCCGACTCCAATTTGTTTAATCTTCAAAAGTGCGTCGATAATCATATCCGTAGTAATGTTGTGACGTTCTGCCGTAGAATAAATGAGTCGAAGAATTCGTTCCACCCCTGCGTCCCTCCCATCGAATTTACACGAAATTAGCATTTCTAACCGTCACCCTACCGAATACCCTCGGCGAAGGCTAAGACGTCTAATTTCGTGTGATTTGCGCGTGAAAATCGTTATGTCCTTCGGTATTCCTCTTTAAGCGCGTCAACCTTCGTTTTTATCTGCCGCTGAACCTCGTCCGCCTCTTTCACGGAACCGTCCGTTTGACGCAGCCGCTTGACCTTGCGAATTAATTTCCGCGTTTCTCGATCGGTGATGATTACCGTATAGTGCTTCGAACAGTGCGGACATTCGAAATACGTTTCTTCTACTCCGGAATTATTCAGCGGACGTTCCTTCGGCTGGACTTCGAAATCTTTTAAACACTCGTCGCATTGTACCGCCATGATTCCGCCTCCTTTGCGTTAATTTATTCGACAATAACTTCGTAAGTATATGCGTCAATTCGTTCACCTAGCGTAATTAAAACGGAGTCTATCTTTGCTGTCGTTAATAAAAACGATTTCCGAAACGGTTGTATCTCGTCTGCTAACGTCGAGGCGGTGCCGCTTGAATTCCGGAGTTCTTCTTCGTAGTTCATTCGCGATAACTCCTTGTCATTATCCGTTTGTCTTCTGCGTTTCTCTCAACAACGGTTTTATGACAGCGCAGTTCTAGACGGGTCATAAATTCCACCGCCAAGGCTCCGCTGGCAGTTGCGCGGTCATCTCGAATAAACTCGATTAGTATTTCGCCGTTTCCTTCGAGCATTTCTGCGAATTGCTGTCGTAGCAACTCCTTGTCACGCTCCGTTAGATCACTTGTCGGAATAAACATCGTAATCACCTCCGTTTGAGTTACGCCCCGAGTTCGAAAAATTGTGCGCAAGTTCTGAACAGCAGTCGTCCGGGGTTGTTTGGGGTGGCCTGGGGGGGGGAGGGCCATCGCGAAAAATTCCGTTGAATAAAACATTCATCGTTTTGCATATCGAATGTAACACAAACACTTTTTGTTACATTGAACAATCGAACGAAACGTTGACATGACTATGTCTATCGTATGTTATCCTTCGCAATCAAACGATCTTACTTTATGCATTCGAGAAACCACGACAGATCAACGATGGTTCAGGTGCGTGGTGCAGGCCGGTATGTATAAGATACTGCATATCGGTAGTAGGTCGGTGGTGTTGGTCGGCTGACCCCGTGAGTTTCGGAAGGGCTTATCCTCTGGCACAGTCTTGCTGATGTTCGGGTAACAAGACGTTGTCCCTCTCGCCTGTCCCTCACCGTTTCCCTTCCTATATGTATAGCGTAGCCCCTGCCGTATGCAACAGGCGGTGCGTATATGCGGTGTGCCTACCGTAGCTAGCCGGTGCCCATTTCGTACAGATACAACGGTATGAAACGTATGTTACATCCTTCTACTACGTATAGACAACTACGGATATGAAAGTCACTATATTATCGTTATATTAACGCTATCCTTTCGTATGTTTAAATACTAGCGTCCACTCCGTCGCTTCGCTCCTACGTGTCCGCGGATATTATTAATACCTTATCGCGATACAATTATTTATACAATATACATGATTGCGTTTCTGCGGGACGGAGTGAAACGTAGTTCCCGCTAGTCTTCGGATTCAGAAGACTAAGAAGTGATTACGGACTCGAAATCGCTGTATCCCTTGCGGCTGTAAGCACGAACCCCATTTTCGGTTGTGCGAATAAAGTCGTGTTTTTGGCCGATTTGTGCGAATAAGATCGTGTTCATTATCAATTACGTTATTCTAATTGAGAATATAGCGATAATCTTCCGACATTACACCGCCATATCATCCGTATTATTATTCATACAAACGCATAAATATACGATACCAATACGAAGAAATAGACGCCAATCATTCGTCAGCGTCTTCGATCTTCACCTCGAATAACTCCTCGACACCTACGCCGAGTGTTCGCGCAAGGGCAAAAACGTGCCAATCGAGATGCCTTTCGTTCTTATCGAACCGGCTTATGCTGCCTTGCGGAACTCCTGACGCTTCAGACAACGGAATCTGCTTCCATCCTTTCGCGTTCATTACCTCCGACAGTCGCGGTCTTACCGTTATTTTCATCCGTACTCACCTCGTTTTGTTAATTCGATTATACGATAACGAATAAATTTTCGCAAATGCGATTGACATACGTTATGCGATATCGTATAATTAAGGTAACGAAAGGAGGTGAACGTAATTGATTGACACCGTAATGAAGCTTTCGGCAATCATCGCAACTTGGCTCGGAATTCTAAAAATCGTCTTAGAAATCCGGAAGATGCGAAAGGAATCCGAAAGTGAGAAGCGACGGCCTCCTACCACGAAGCACCGTCGCCGACAATAACCACCGAGGGGCATTGCGCCCCTTGTCAATCAATTATAACACGAATGAAACGAATTAATACTACGGAAATTTTGTTAATCGTCGTCTTGCTCGCCTGGATTGCGGATATGAACTTCGGCCGGCTTTCCGTCCTGGACTGCGTCGGCCTCGGCTCAGCTGTCGTTTTTATCGCGCTTCTATTCTTTAGATCGAGGAGGAATCGGTAATGACGCTTTATATAAAACGCTTGTGGTCCGACACACCGCCGCTGAAGCCGCAGCAGGCCGATCAGCTTCTCGATCTATATCAGCGCCCTGTTGCGACATTTAAAGACGCCGGCAAAGCGTATCAGATCGGCTTTAATACGGCGCTAACTTGTCTCGGCTATTTAATCGCAAACAAATACGGAGGTAATGACGATGAATAAAACGAAACTCTTAACGGCCATCCTCGGCCTATCAATGGCAGGCAACGCGGCTCTCGGAATCTACGCCGCCAAACTAAACGAAGATGTCGATATCGCTTATCGCGTGGCTGACGATATGGCAGCCGAAGCCAAAGACGCCCAGGAAACGATCCAGCGCGAATATATTGTCGAAGGTAAAGATTACGCGGTTTCAGCGGATGATGGCGGATTCTCTTTCGATCCGCAAGCCACAGACGCAAAGCCGGGCGATCGGATTAGCGTGACTTTTACGAAGGATCAATACGAAAATGGTAGCGGATTTAAGACGATTAAGGTTATCGAATAACACACGAAATCACGGCGTTAAGCGGCCGCCGATACCTAATATACCCGAAGCATATTTCGGCGGCTCCTACGCTTAAATTTCGTGGGAAAATCGTTCGAAAGGAGACGATGAACAATGTCGATCAATAAAACGCGCGGCTTTCTTTACGGATTATCTCGCCTGCTTGGTGATGTGAACGCGGTCAAGAAAGGTACGGTCGGAAAACGTATCGTTCGAAGGGCAGCCGGTAAGCAGGCCGGAAAAGCCCTACGCAAACTATTTAAATGACGGAATTATTTACCGCAACCGAATCGCTTTGTCTCGGCGGACTCTTACTATATCATTATAGTAACTACGCTGAAACGAGGTGATTCTTTTTGTTTATTTCGCCCATGCTGCTTGAGTCCGCAAAGGAGCCGTTCGACTCGGACGACTATATCACGGAAACCAAATTCGACGGCATCCGTCTGATTGCGTCCAGGAATAACGGCTTCATCCGCCTCTACACACGCCACAACAACGAAGTCACCGCTAAATTCCCGGAATTATTAACGCTCGACATCCCGGACGGAACCGTTTTAGACGGAGAGCTTATCGTTCCCGGACCGACTGGCGCCGGCGATTTCGAGGCCGTCATGGAACGATTCCAGTCGCGAAAAAGTTTTCATCCGATAGCATTTTGCGTTTTTGATGTCCTGCGGATAGAAGGCGTTTCAGTTACGTCTAAGCCGCTAACTGAACGAAAAGAATTGCTGGTCGGTTTAAAAATCGATCATCCTAACGTTAAAGTAATCGAAGGCGTTCGCGGCCATGCTACGGATTATTTCGAATTAGTCCGCGAAAATAAAATAGAGGGCATCGTTATGAAGCGGGCAGACGCGCCGTATACGGAAAATAAGAGATCAGATCGCTGGCTGAAGATCGTGAACTACGAATATACTGACGTTTTGATTACGGGACTGCGTAAGGAAGATAATGCGCTGTTGCTTTCATACATGGACGGCCAGTATGCCGGCGTGATGGAATTTATGCCGTATGGTGAGCGGCGGAAGCTACATGCAGATAGAGTAATCGTTGAGGAAACGGAGAGGTATGCCTATATCGAGTCGATTGGGTGCCGCGTAA